GAAGATGTTTTTGGAGGCCAAGACACAGAATCTTCTTTAAAATTTTCAAACTCATTATCAAAAGTAACTGTAACTTGAGTAAATCTATCTTGAGCACTAGGCCATGTAAGATTTAAACTTTCTCTTATAATATCATCTTCTGTAAAAGTATGATTTGAATTTATTAAAGCAGTTACATCAGAAGAACTTTGAGGATAATCTACTATAAGTTTATATTTACCTTCAGGTGTCCATACTAAATCTGCCTGATGCATTGTAGATAAAATAGCTTCAATATTATCTCTTAATTTAGCATCAGTACTTAAAGTGATATTGCATTCATATAATTTTAAGTTTGCACTATTAGGCTGTGTAATTGAAGAATAGGCATAGCTACCTTGACTTCCCGTCACTTCATAAAGATTATTATTTGATTCATCTTTATATAGATATGCCGCTTGATAAGGCTGCATGTTAGAAAGATTAGGAAATGCATTATAGTCGGTATATCCAAAAATAGGTTTAGTTCCGTTTACATCCCCTGCAATAGTAGCATTTGTCATAACTATGGTATCACAAACTTGTGCAGAATTATAAAAAGATTCTAAATCTATATAACTAGAAGATAGGCCTCTGCCAAAATCAGAATTCATAAGATAATCTAATAAACAATAAGCTGGGTTATTAGAATAAGAATAAGTAGAACTTAATGCATAAGTATAATTAGGAGAAGTTCCACTCCTAATAACAGTTTTTATTTTACGCCCCTTAACTAAAAATTGGGGATTAGGACTTCCTGAATATTGAGGATTATCTCTATTTAATTTATAAAATGCAGTTGCATAAGCTGTATTAGTAAATAAATTTGCATTATCAATGCCATTAGCACTTGCACCTGCATCTGCAGTACCGCCATCGTTGTGAATATGAAATCTATGCTGAAATTTAGCATTATTTTCTTTCATTTCTTTAGTATAGCCACGGTAATCTATTTCATCAATCAATATGTGTTGAACACCCTCAATACCATCATGACATAATGCTAATTGAGTAATCAAAAATTCATTTTTACTTCCAGATTGAGAGCTATTAGAAAAATTAGTTTCAAATACAGTATCATAATTTGGTGTAGAAGTTGTATAACCACTATTAACTTTATGTGTAGTCTTTATTCCTCCAATTAACTGTTTTCCATAAACAACTGGTAATGGCGCTGAAGTTCCTGAAATAGTAAATTTTTGTCCTTTACGTTGTTCAGCTTCTGCTTCCATACGCCGTTTCATTTTACGGTATTGTTCTTGTTGATGAGAGATTGAGGCCGCTGTAATTATAGTGTTAAGTACTAGTTTTTCAGCACTAGTACCAAGAGCAGCTGCTATAGCTTCAATTACCATTAGACTTTCCCCCACTTTAGATGAATCTCAGAATCATCATAAATAAAATCAAAAGAAGTATCTGTTGCGCTTACATTGTCCATACCATCTTTAGATACCATAAATAAATTAACTTGATCTAAATCTGCCATAGGAGAAGTGCCTTCTAGATTTGCATATTTTGTATCCCAATCTATTTTAATAGAAGGTTGATCTACAAAACCTGAATAAACGCTAATAATATCGCCTGAGTTTAATAAAGGATTTCCTGTAGAATCAAGAAGTCCAGCCCAAACTTTAATATCTGCACCAATAACTCCTTGTTTAAATTCATCAGAAAAATCATTATCAATATCAGTAATAACTACTCTGTAAGCTTCTCTATCAACAATAGAAGAAGTTTTAGGAGGATCTACTTCGAAAACACCACCGTCAGAAACCCAGGTTTGGCTATCCCAAACAATATCTCTATTAAAACTAGTAAAATAATAATTTTGAGATAACTCTAATTTAAATAAAAAGAAGTAATTAATAGAATCACTATTAATTATATTATTAAAGGCTGTTGTAAAAGTTCTTGCCATTATACCGCCTCAATTAAAGTTATTGTTCCAATATCAGACAACAATCCATCTGCAAAAGTAATTCCTCTTTGATTATCAATATCTCTATAATAAGTTATTTCTACATTTGAGTTTATATTCATAGAATTACTTGATGTTAAAGATGCTACTAAGTTCGGATAAATGTTTACTGTTGCGGTTCCTGTTCCTGACAAATCAACATCTGAAGTAACAATATAAACCTTATCATTATTAGAAAAAGTAATAAAAGATCCTTTAGCAAGAGTTCCGCTTCCATCCTTAGTAACAGTAACTGAAGAAGCTCCTGAAGAAGTACTAGAGGGAATAGCAATTAAAGTAGATGTAGTTGTTGTATTAGTTTCTGCTTCAGATAATTGTGGCATAATCATAGTATTTGATGCATCTAAGTTTTGAAAAGATGAAAGAAAAACATCTACGTGATCATGTTTTTCATTAACTACATTAAAAGATAATTCCCAGCGTTGATGTCCTTGACTTGCTCTTTGTGTTTTTAAAGAAACAGTTGTCATATCAAACATAGGTTCATTTGATACAATTGTAAATGGTGTAATAATTTTAGCACCATTATAATAATAAACTGCCATAATCAACTCCTTAATGGTCTAGCTAGTAAGGTTAATTTTCTTTCAAAATGACTATATTGTAATCCTTCATTAACCCCTAAGCCTTTTTCGCTTGTCGTGACCCAACGACTTTCACCAGCGATTATAGCTGTATTATTCATAAAAGCAATATCACCAAACATGGGCCTTGGTTTGGTTTGTATTTCATAGCCACAATATGTAGCAAAAGATTTAAGATCATATCCTTTATGATATAATTTTAATAAAAATTCTTTAACGCTTTTATATTCAAAATTAAATATATCATGCGCCTTTGTTTTTTCTCGAAGTACTCTATCATACTCAACAAGAAAGGAATAACAATCACTAAATCCCCATTGAAAACCTTCGTCTTTAGTTCTGTTATTAATTATTTCTGTTGCTTCATCTAATGCAACTTTTATTTCTTTTTTACTATAATACATAAAACACCTCTTAATAATACTAGGGGATAGCTCTTCTTTAACGTCAGGTATCTACCCCCTAGAAACTATTAAAGTTTTTCTGATATAAACATTCTTACTAGGTCTGCTACAATATCACTTCTAACAATATCATCCACTGTAAATTCAATTACAGGTAATGATATCCCTGACTGTTTAACTAACTTGCAAAACTTAATTAAGTCTTCTCCGTTTTTAACATCTGATTGTGCAGGATCTCCCATTAAGATTAGCTTAGAATTTTCTCCTAAACGTGTACTAATAGCTTTTAACTCGTCCATACATAGATTTTGAGCCTCGTCTACTAATACAAGGGCGTGTTTATAGGATCGCCCCCGAATTGTTTCAATAGGTTGAATTTCAATTTCACCCTTATTAATCATATATTTATATTTATTTTTACCAAGAGCTTCTTCAAGCACTTCTAGCATTGGAAATAACCAAGGTGTCATTTTTTCTTGAATAGTTCCAGGAAAATGTCCAAGAGTTTTTCCTGTTGGTACGTTAGCTCTTGTTAAAACAATTTTATCATACTTGCCTTGTTTATATAATTGGGCTACTGTGCCAGTACTACAATAAGTTTTACCTGTACCAGCACAGCCAATTGTAACTACAATCGGATACATCTTAATACTTCGTATAAGTTTATCTTGCTTATCGTTCTTAGGTATTACGTGAAAACCTAAATGATGAATATTATTTTTTATATTATAGCGAGATTTTCTTTTTGACATGTATGCCCTTTATTTTTAATTATTCAGGGGTTTCTTCTTCAGCAGGTGCCCAAGGTAGCCCAGGTTCTTGTATTGTAGCAGAGTCAATCTGTTTTTGGATTTGCTCTTGTACATGATCCATGTAACCACCTACAACAACATTTTGAATCCAACCTAGAACAGTTGCTTCTGTTAGATCAGCAAAAGCTACAAAAGAACCTGCTGGTACGGTAGCTGCCGTAAAAGGTGTAGCACCTGAGAATGTACCCTCATTACCGTCGGCGTCTGTACCTGTGCATTTCCAATATGTTTGTACAACTGCATCGGTAAGAACTTCACCATCTGTATTAATTTCGTTTTTGGTTTTCACACCTGTTACTTCCCATGAAAGTGTTAATGCCATTTTGATCTCCTATCATTATTTGGCTTATTCTGGCTTTGTAGGCCAAGTTACATTATTTGGAAAACCGTCTTGATCTGTAATATTTAACAGGTCAATTCGGTACTGCTTCCAAGAGCTTTGCTGGTCTGAGGTTAAATCTGCCCAGCGCAAAGGGTTAGAAACTATAGGGTCAACCTCATGTGTCAAGAGTATATCTCTAATACCTCTAACTTCTAATTTCGTTCTTTCTAGCTGTTCTGCTATTTCGCTTGCAGTAGCAGCAATAGGCTCTCCTATTTCTCCATAAACACCTTCTAATATTTCTTTTCTTAGTTTAACGATGTTTTCGGAGGTATCGTCTTCTTTTAGTCTTGCTATGTCTTGGGTTCCGACTATATCCCAATTCACATAAACTAAAATGTCTTCTCTACTTTCATCTGCCCATCTAGGGTTTTCTACTTGTGTATACATTACGAAATCCTCTGAATAAGGGTATCATAATAACCATAAGTATTACCGCAATGAATCCAAGTGCCGTAATTGATATTGTAAGCATGCCACGATCCACTTAAAACATCGTATGCGTTAAACGAGCTACTAGCGGCATTAACAGTAGTAAAAAATACTGAACTCCACACACTTGCTACCTGACGAGATAAAAGCACATAACCCCCGACAGGGATTGAAGTTGTACTACTTGTTAAGATAGGCGCTCCTCCAGCCTCGCCGCTGTCGAAGTTATCATTTCCACGAATGTAACTAGCCATTGTGATCCTCTTCTATGTTGAACGCTGTTACACGTCTTACTGTTTCTTCGTTTCTACACTCTGGTACACCATGCAATAGCCAGCTAGGAAAGAGTACCAACCTACCTTGCCAACACTCTACACGGCTAGAATATGTAGCATAGTTCATGAAGTGTTGCGCTGGGTTAGGGTTGTAGAACGTAAGAGGTGAACCTAAGTTGTTGCTCTCTATGTAGTACACACCTGATACAAGACTTCCAGGGTGATGGTGAGGTGCATGTACGCCACCGTGATTGTACTCTTGCAGCCAGTGATCTTTTAGTAATGCTACTGCTGCCATGTTTGTTATACGTTCTATGAACCCGTCTAGGTTAGACACAATGATCTTCTCTAGTAGAGGACTCATATCGACAGGCTGCTTAGGATAACCCCATGTAGTCTTAACCTTAGACTCTCCATTGTAGGGTATTTCATCCCATACGTCTGCGTAGTGTTGCTGTATCTCTTTCTGTTCGTTTTCGTCTAAATCTATTACACGAATAGGTGTAACAAACATTTCATAGTCATCTTTACGTATCATGAAAATGTTGCTACCCTAATTTCACAGTTTTG